TCTGTCAATTTCATCGATCTGCTTTGTGCGCGCATCCATTGTATCAGCCATCCTTTTCTGTTCATTGCGCAATTCTCCGATCAACGCCACCAGCGTGGTGATAGGGTCTTCCGAGTGCATATTATTCATCATTGACTGGAACAAACGGTCGTCGCGATCCACCTGGCTCTCCTTGAGCATCATGCGCGTTATGGCGTATCGCCCATTACGATCAATACTATATGGCTTGGATCACGCGAACCGCCGCCGCCAGATCCTTCGCATTTCAGCGTGACGCCAGTGGCATCCTGCGCAGTAACAGAAACGACGGCGATATTGCTAATGGTTGACGTGATGGCGGCACCAAAACTGCCAACAGTTGTTGGTGCTGAGCCTTCAATCGTGAACGCAATGACGGAATACGTTCCGCTTGACATATCGTCGCCGCTGCCAGTGGTTGACCACAGGCAGCGATAATAGCCGCTGCCCTGACGCTCAGCGCGTGCTGTACCGCCAAGACTGATCGAAGTCGCTATCGTGCCATCAGATCCGGCACCGGGAAATTTTACAATCTTTTTGATGTGGCGAGGGTGAAAATGCTGTCGACCCGGTGAAACGTATCTATTTGTCGCCGTGCCGGTTTCCATTTCGGCCTGACTGGCAGCAGATCCGGCAGCAGCAGCGCATGCCGCATCAATGGCTGCCTTGAGCTGTGTGCGGTTTGTTTTGTCCAGCGTGCCGCCGTTCTGCTCAATGGCATACGCGATCTCTTCCTGCAATGCGTTCAGCCAGTCAGCGGAGACAACAGTTGCTGGAACCGCTAGACCGGGATCGCCTTCAGTGAAATAGCTGTCGGGATTCGGCCCAACAGCGCCGGGTGTTGGCAGCGATCCTGCCGATGTTGCGTTATCAATGCGGAACATGGTTTAACCCTCTATGCGTAACCAAATTGCAAAATTGTGTGCGCCGGTTTCAGTCTGTCGATGGCACATTCCAGCATGTCGTTGCCCCACGATCTCAGCGCCTCACCAGCAGATGATTGTCCTGCCCTGAAATACGTGATTGTTGTTTCTGGAGCATTTACGCGCCACGCAAAAATCCAGTCACCATTCGTAAGCGCATCACCAGCAACGCTTATTCCAGCCCTGAATGGCCTGAATTCTGTGATTGTTACTGTATAGCCAAGTGATGCCGCAAAATCAATAAAAAACTGTTTGCTTTGCCCGCCGCGTGCAGTATATCTGGCGACGACAGCGTTTCTGCGTTGCTGTACTGTTTGCTCGGCACCAGCAAGGCATGGATCAGGCAAGCCGACTTGCGCCTCCCATTCTGCCAGCAGCTCCGTCGTAGTGCGGGGGTCAGATTCTCGCAGCAAATCGTCACCACGGTTGTCAATGCGCGCCATTTCTTCAGCCATAGCTGAAAGCAGCTTGTAGATATCAGTGTCAGCCTCGCGCCGGATAGCAATACCGGGCGGCAGCATTGCTGCCATCTGATCAATGTAGTCATCGACGCGGCTCATAAGCTGCTGAACGTAATTGTGCCAAGCACTGCCAGCTGACCGGCTGTATGCGTGACATCCGCTGACGGGACGGTCATATCGTGATCGGCTTCGCCAGCTGCAATGCTGACGGCTTCACGCAAATGGCTCAGCAAAATCGTGCCGCCTGGCTCTGCCTCGCGTAACAGCAAATCTTCAACCTCGGCAGTAATAGCGGCCTGCACAGACGCGGTATTCGGACTGATCGCTATCGTCATGTCTAGATCAACTGGCGTCGGTGCAAATACGGTTACATCGGCAGTGACTGGACGGACGGCATCAATGTAGTCCTGAACCTCGGCAACTTCGCCTGAATCCGGAATGATGCTGACATCATCGTCGCGTGTGAACGTGACGCCAACAGTTCCTGCTCCGAGATATGACGGATAGCACCATGCGCGCGTGACGCCTGCGACTTCTTTTGCCCATGTGACATAATCGTCTTCAGACCCGCCGTTTGGCGGCTGCTGAATGCGGTCTGAAATGCGGGCGCGATAATCGTCATCGGTCTCAATATCATCGCCGCCAATGATCCCGCCTGTTGCAACTGTGCCCGTACTATTGACGCCTGAAATCGGGCTTTGCAGGCTCAATGTAGCCGCTGCATCTGTGTTGCCGGTTGTTCCTGCTGTTGAGCATGTGGCAGCAGCAGTTGCGACTCCAGCAGAAATCGCAACTTCTGCATCGGTTGTGAATTCAACGCCGTCAGATCGCACCAGCACAGTCAATGCTGGAATAACTGATCCGTTTGTCCCGGTAAAATCGACATCGCCAGCAGCATAATCGGCTGCCTTGCGCTCTACTCCCCATAGATTGCCGTGCCGATCAAGTTGGTCGTCATCAGCAGTATCCGGCAATATCTGGCGTGATATCCAGTCCATGTGGCCGTGCAGCTGGTGACTGGCTCCAGCGATAACGCGCGCAATGACGCCAAGCAATGATCGCCGCAGAACTGATCCGACAGAATTGACCACACGACTGGACATATCTGCCACAGTTCGCGAAATCAGTTCCGTCAGTGTTGGTCGTGAAAATGCCATAGCGCCGCCGCCTTTTGATTCCTGAATTCTACCATAGCATCAAGCCGATGCCTGTGCCTGCCATGCGTAATCGTAACGAAAAGTCAGCCTGTCGCCATTCGGTTTCGTGATTGATATTGCAATGCCCATCCAGCCCTGTGTTGTAAATTCAGCAGCAGCGGAAACTGATGTGGCGATCTTGTCATCAATCATCCATTGCAGCGCATCTTCACAGTATTTCTGCGCGCGGCTCAGCACTGAAGGCAGCTGCTTTTCGCGCCTCAGCAGCCACAGCAGAGAACCGGTCTGATCTCCGTTATCGGAAATATCGACATCACCCCACCAGCCGCGCAAATCCGTCTCGCTGGCAGGTAGGTCATCTGGCGAACACATGGCGTCGCAGAATAGCGAAATAATAACAGCAGTTTGCAAGCCGTCATCAGGCGCAACATCGGCACCGACGATAACGACATCGCCGCCGAATTCCTGCATTGCCAATTTGATATCTGTCATGGATTCGGCGTTCCTGTGTTCGGCGTGCCAGCTGGGTGTGTATGCTGCTTGTCAATGCGTATGCCGTTATGCCGCAGGCCGGTAGCCGATAATTCCAGTATCTGCGTTCCTACAGTAAAAGTGATTTTATCAGGCTTTTGCACGATGGTCGTCGTGCCTGTTGTTGTGTGTATTTCACGTCCGCGCTTGAAATGAATCCGGTGGCCGTCAGCGTCTTCGTCGGTGTAAAACGCCACCTCGCCTGCTTCTAGTCCGGTTACGCGATATCGCCTGTCGTTGACAGCTATGACGACGCCATGCCCGCGCTGGCCACCAACTGACAGCGAAATAGCCTCGGCTCCGGCATGTGGTTTGCTGGTGTATCCGTATTCCTGGAACCGCTCGACGCCATCGTACAGCTCGTCCTTTAACAGCTCGATCTGTAGTTTCTGCGTGCCTGACGAGTCATCAACCGCGCGCAAAATGGCGCGGCCAATCATCGTCGATATTTTGCGACGAACCGGCTGGAGCATTTTTGCGAGTTCTTTCATTACCAGCTGTCCCAGTCTTCGTCGTTTTCTTTTTCTTTGCGTTTGCGCGGCTTTTCTGACGTGATATCCGGCTGGAATGCTTCGGGGCTGGCAATTTCCAGATCAGTCAGCGTGCCGCCATTCGATTTTTTGAATGTTACCGATGAAATCATCATTTCGCCATTGATTTGCAGCCACGGCAAATGCACGCGAACCAGCATGTTGATGTCCCACAGATCGCCGCCTGGCATCTGCCGCCAGTCCTGCACGGTAACTGTTGCCTTCGCTGATCTGCCGCGCCTGACGTTCAGCTCCCATGCCGCGCGATCTTTGGCTGATCCGTTGTCCTGCAATGCCTCGGCTTGCACAATTAGCGGACGGTATCGCTTGATCCTGCTGTCGCTGGTTGTCGCCTCGATGTGCGCCGACAGATCGGGATCTGTGTCGGCATTACCTGGCGATTGGCCTTTGATTATGTAGTCAGAAAACCGACTGCTGAAATCTATGCCGCCATTCGCTGACAGCACGTTGACGCCTTGCTCCAGCTTGACAGATGCGCGCTGTGATCCGGGATGCGTGATAATCAGCCCGCCACTACGATCAGGCAGCAGTAATGCTGCGCGCTGTCTGGCGTGTCGCTCCAACGCCTCATAAGCCGTTTCGCCGTGATCCAGTTTTACGGTTGTAAATGCCGCACCGATATCAATATCGCAGCGCACGGTAACGCCAAACGGTGCCGCCAGAATCGCTGCCAGTTTGTCCAGCTTGATATTCGACCACTGGTCAGGACTATGCACTGCTGAACAGTCAACCATGTCCGCCGTCTTGTCGCGCCCTTTGATAGAAACTGTATGCGACCCGGAATCAAATGACGCATCAATCGAGTCCGTATAACCAGTGATCATCTGGCCGCCGTCGATAAAAATGGCGCATTCTGATCCTGCCGGTATCTGCCACGGCTTTGATTGTCCAGCCCATCGTTCGGTCAGGCTGATATCAAATGCACCGCTGACGGCCTCCATTGATCGCTTGACGGCAATGTCTGTCCAGCCACCATAGCGCGAGCCATTAACCAGCAGCTCGATGTTACTCACTGCTCAGAACCTGGAGCTGGGTTGCTGGTGAAATGAAGCCGGGGTGCCTGATCCTGTTCTGCGCAACAATTTCATCAGCGCGGTTGGCATCAGCATACAACCGGTGCGCAAGAACCAGCGATGGCGTCACGGATCGCGTCGATATCGTTGTCACCCTCGGCAGATCAGCAGATGACGGCACGCTGGTCACAAGCTCAGAACGCAAGCCGATCAGCGCAATATATTGCTGGTCGCTGCTGGCCTCTGATTGCACGTCGATTTCGTCGGCAATCA